GTATCATCTTGTTGACATGTTTGTCTACATGATACTCTGCGCACTTGTCTAGGTCTTCGTCAAGGTAAAATAAATTCAAAAAAGGTAATCTCCGTAAGTTGAAAAGATATTATACTAAACTTTCAGGAGAGTGTCAAGGGTTATTTTTCCCTGCTCACCTTTTTAATTTTCTCAACAGTGCGCATTGTACCTAGACCAAGCATACCCATTAGTACGGGCATTAATTGTGTGGTGTCTATCATAGAAATAACTATAGTAGATTCAGCTATAGCTAAGCCTACGTTAACTAAAGGAATTACAATAAAATTACCTAAAAGACTTACACCACATACCCAGCCTATAAAAGGTCTCCAACCTGCTACAAACAGAGACTTATGAGCAGCCTCAGTCTTATTAACAGCCAGTTGTCCCGCTGCTAAATCATGGGCGTGACGATCCGCCATGGTAGCTAAGTCATGCACCAGTTGGTTTTTTACATCTTTGTCCTCGATAAATTTATCGAGTAACCCGGTTATCGGAGCTATTAAGTTAGCTAACATTTTCTAACCTCCGCATTAGTCGTTCGGCTCTATTACCTACTTGTCTATACCATAAAGAGTCTCTACCCTCTACAGCGGCAACTGTCCATAGATGCATATCTATAGCTTTTTTCATGTTCTTAAATTTGGTAAGACGAGGTCTGCCTAGGTTAAACATCATATTAACTAGGATCTCTTGTACTTCGTCAGGGAATTCATCCCACTTTTTATATAACACTTTGCATTCTGTAATTGATATAGACACGTCACACTTGAATGCTTCTGCTACTCTTTCTTTAGTTACAGAGGTATATACAGGTTGATCTTTTTCAGGGTCTTTATCCGTAATCAAATGGCCTATACCAAAAGTAGCGTACCCTAAATGATCTAAGTAGATTCTATACACCACTCCTTCATCCAATTCTAACTGTTTTTGTAGTCTTTCTATATTCATATATTACTCTCCTATACTAAGTATCCTGCGCTGTACATTATTACTGGTAGCGGTATTGCAAATACTGCTAATAACGTTGTTAGGTTTTTAACTAGGCAGACAGCCTCTTTTCGTTTATGTTTCATTTTTAAGTTTCTCTTTAACTTTCTTAAGCCTTTATAAGCTTGGGTTTGTATCTAGTCTTCTTTTTCTACTTCTAAAACTACCTGACCTGTGTCTACTAAATAGTCCAGAAGCTTATGCATTCCGTCATCCTGTCCTAATCTATAGCTTGTAAGGCCACAGCCAATAAGACAGAAAACAAAAACAACACCTTCAATTACAGTTAATTCCATAAAATCTCCTAAGATTTACTTCAAATATATAATACAACGCAGCTTTTCAACTGCGTCAACTCAACTAAATTCTAAACGCTAAAGCCATTGGACTCTTTGTAGCTTTATGTAAAAGACCTCTTTCTAGGTCAGCCATTTTAATACGTGTGCTTTTTTCAGTTTTTGATACCGCTACAACTTTGCCGTTGTTATCTTCGATATTAAAAAGGCCATTAGAATAGAAAAAAGTGAAGTTTGACATTTGTTTCTCCAGAAACTTATCGGGGAATCCCCTAGAAAATCAGGTGTTCCCAAATTTCTAAACATATTATACCGCGAAAATACGTTATTGTCAACATCTATTTAGTTATTGCTCGATTAAATTTCCTACTATTTAAAAAGGAATTATACATCAATTATACTATATTGTCAAGCTTTAATTTTAAGAAGTTCTTAAAAAGTTGTTGACAATATACTTATTTTAATCTATAATACAACCATGAAAAAATATAAAAAGAAGCCTTGGGCAGAGCAAGAACGAGAAACTCTGAAACTATATTATTTCCATGCTACTATAGAGGAGATGATGTTTATGTTACCTGGTCGTACTTTGACATCTATACGTAATCAGGTATCTTACTTAAGAAAAAGAGGGATAAGATTTAAATGAACATAGAGATAAATGTGATAGTAACAGCTTGTATAGTAGGACTCCTTTTGGCTCGTATGGTTAAAGATAACCAATAGAAATATAAGGTATATTATTTTAGTTCTTGACAAAATACTGAGAAAGGTGTATAATTACGTATAAATTGGAGAAACAAGCAATGATTAAGTATATTAACGAAGACCCTGTCTTTGACCCTTTCATCTCAAAATGTATACAGTCTTTATTTCTTAAAGATACCAATGCCCTTATAAACATAGTATGGGTTGAAGAACTTGAGCACAACCAAGCCGGAAACTGTACGGGAGACACCCAGGAAGTTGAGATATGTATCTCAAAAAACTATAGATTTGAGTGCGGAGATAAGGGAGCTTATTGTCAACAAGAGATTGCTTCTACTCTAGCTCACGAATTAATACATGCTCGACAGTTTATACTGGGAGATATAAACAACGAAGACTATTACTACAAAGGGCTTAATTATAAGTCAGTGAAATACGAAGAGACCCCGTGGGAGGTTGAAGCATATTCCCTAGAGTTGGTATTAGTAGACTCTTTTTGGCTTCATTCAACAGAAATACAACAAGATAAAGAACTTAAGGATAGTAAAATTGGATAACAGAATAGAAGAAATATTGTATAAAGAAAAAAAGCGTCAACTGCTAACAGTAGAACTAATTGCTAGCGAGAACTTTGCGTCAGATGCGGTAATGGAGTTGAACGGCTCTATCTTTACAAACAAATACGCTGAAGGATACCCAGAGAACCGTTATTATAACGGATGTAAGCACATGGATGAAATTGAGACTCTAGCAATAGACCAGCTTAAAGAGATCTACGGCTGTGAGTATGCGAACGTTCAGCCGCATTCTGGAGCTAATGCTAATACTGCTATATACAATGCATTTCTTAGTCCAGGGGATAAACTTCTAGGCATGGATCTTTCTAGCGGAGGTCATCTAACTCATGGAGCTAAGGTAGCAATGCCAGGTAAACTATATGACTGTGAAACCTATGGCGTAGATGAGAACGGTTTAATTGATATGGAAGAAGTATTATCATTAGCCATTAAACATAAGCCTAAGATGATCGTGGCAGGAGCCTCTGCATACCCCCGACAAATTGATTGGAAAGGGTTTAGGCAGATTGCTAACGAAGTCGGGGCTTATCTACTAGTAGACATGGCTCACTACTCTGGTCTTGTAGCAGGAAATGTATATGACAGCCCAATGAAGTATGCACACTTTGTTACATCTACTACACATAAGACATTACGCGGCCCGAGCGGCGGTATCATCATGTGGAATGAGAAGATTTTTACTAAAAAGATTAACGGCTCTATCTTTCCTGGTACACAAGGTGGGCCTCTCATGAATACTATAGCTGCTAAAGCTCAGTGTTTTATAGAAGCTAACACACCAGAATTTAGTGTATATGCTAAGTCTGTAGTAGAAAACGCTCAAGAGATGTGTAGAGTATTCGCAGCTCGAGGTATCAAAACACAAACTAACGGTACAGACAGTCACATAGTATTAATAGATCTTAGTGATAGTGATATGTCCGGTAGGGAAGCAGCGGATCTTTTGGAAGAAAATTCAATTACTGTAAATAAGAACGGTATTCCAAATGATCCACGCTCATTTACAGAGACTTCGGGTATCCGTATCGGCACTGCAGCAGAAACCACTAGAGGCTATGACTTAGAAGACTTTAATGAATTAGCGCACACAATATGCGATATTTTACTTGACGAGTAGTTGATTATTTGATATAATAGTTTCAGAAATTAAGAAACAGTTAAGGAATTATAAAATGGATAATAGAAGAGAAGAAATATTGTATCAAGAAAAAAAGCGTCAACTGATGGCAATAGAATTATTAATTTCTAGTGAGAACTTTGTGTCAGACGCAGTAATGGCTTTAAATGCTTCTATCTTTACAAACAAGTATGCTGAAGGATGTCCTGACACACAAGGTGGGCCTCTCATGAAAGAAAGATACGAAATTTATGTTAGTTGCATGGAAGGTTCTGGTGAATACATTAAAACCTTCGATGAGTGGATTAACTCATGAGTACCCTATTGGCTTTGGTTTAAAGGAGATAAATAATGATTGATAAATATTTCATGAGCGCTGAATACTACGCTGGTTATAATAAAGGGTATGGGCACGGCATAAGAGCTGCAGCTATTTGTTTAGTAATAGTATTTTTTACAATACATATTTTTAATTAAATTTATTTAGTCGAGGAGTATAACTCATGAATAAGTTTCATATAGAAGAAGCAGAGTTAGAGCTAGAAATATCTAAAATAGGTAAAATGTTTTACAGTCCTGAATTAGATGAGAAACGCAACTATCTAAAAGATCAGCTACAGCAACTAAGACGCAAGAACGAGTTTAAGTTAAAAGAAGAGTACGCTGCAAAGTTACTTGAAACATATGATATTACATTAGAAGAGTTACAGTACGCCTTAAGCTTAGATGAGGTGACTCGTGAATTTTACTTAGAGATAAAACCTTTTAAACAGAGAGAAGAACATATGAATAATAACTTTGATATACAAGAAGCCTTAAAAGGTTCTCCAGTGTTTACTATCTCAGGAGACGCTGTAACTAACATAA